TTTGATACATCTACGTTTGTACCATTTACTGTACTTTGTATAACGTGACCTACTACGGCCTTGTTATAATCATCAGCCATCACCGAGTTCATAAAACTCGTAAGACTAAACCATAATGTAGCAAGAGTAATTGCTAATGTTATCAAGTATTTTTTCATAATATAATCTCCTTTATATTATTTAGGATACTACATTATGACCAAAATGTCAAGCGTTAAAAAGCGTTGGGAGGTAAGGGTTTTTAGTAGGGCGTGAATGTCACACCCTACAAAATGAGTAGATTTTACTCTATTTTTTCATAAATTCGTCATTCCAGTTAAATGATTCTTTTACCATTTCAGCTGTTAGACCTTTATAAACTTTGTTTAGTTTTTTATCTTTTACATTTATTAGAACCTCAGCCTCACTTTGATGTAGGCCTTCTAACATTTGTATAAACAAGGTTTCTTTCCTTGTTTTACTAATTGTACTATCGCCACCTTCTATAAACAAATACAATCTTCTTGTTTCATTCTTTAATAAAGTGTGTTCAGTACCAACTGGTGCCTCATTAGCGATATAAGGCGGTGTTCCTTCTGGTAATATCCACTTAATTTTAGGATCAAAGGCTGCCTTTAAAAGTTGTCTTATGTAAGGTTGATCGTACCTTTTTAAAACTTCTATCTTTTTAGGCTTATCTTTGGCGTTATTAATTTTAGTAAAAATCTCGTGTACAGTTTCTCCAGCAGCACCTGATGTGGCTGACATAGCTGACATAGCTTTTCTACTAATTAAGTTTGGGTTTTGTGTTGGCTCTGCCATAATTTACTCCATATATATGTTATCAGAAATCACTAATATTCTCAATCATTGACTTCAATTTATTTTCTATAAAGTAAGGCAACAGTAGCGACCTGTCTGGTACTTTATAGCTTCTAAATGTATTTATAATGTTATTTTCTATCGTTAATGGTATTTGGGATAGATCAATTAACTTCTTATTTCTATTAAAGTTCTTTTTGGTTTCTGACCCTAATGGTATATTATCTACATTTGACCACTCTTCCAACTTTTGTTTTGTAATTGGTTTTTGTCTTTCACCCGTTTTAAATACATCATCTGGACTTAATATATTTGGTACACCATCTGATCTATCACCTTTAATAATTTGTTCTCTTAAAAATTTAATTGGATCTAATTGTTCACCAATGTAGGCCTTTAAAAACGGTGACCATTGGTATACATCACCATAATGTTGTAATTGTATAAAGTCTTTATCACCTGAAATAATTAAATACTTGTCTTCTTCTCTTAATTTTACAAGTGTTGCTATAATATCATCTGCTTCAGCGTTCTCAACATACATTACAATGTAAGGAAAACTTTTAGCAATCTCATTTTTAATTTCTGTGATTATTTTAAAGATATTATCCCAATCAAATGGTCCATCTAATCTACTTTGTTTTCTACTGTACTTATAATTAGGAAAGAAATCTCTACGCCAAGGATCACCAGCGTCTGAACATAATACCATTGTACCATATTCTTCTTTAAACTTTACATTAAAACCTCTTAAAGAATTTAAGACCATATGTCTAATCATTTCTTTATTTGGTTTTACATCACCTTTACCTCTTACTTGAGCCATAAGGTTTGATATTAAAACTTGATTAAGGTCTACTAAAATCATTTAAATATTTCTTTTTATACCATTGATAAAACATCTTATCGCCAAAGTATTCTACAATATGACTTGCTGGCACTTGGTCACTTCTAATACAATCGGCCACTTCTTGGTATTCCGTTCTATCAATCTTTAATTGTTTTTGTGGTTTCATTTTAGCTAAAGTCAAAGGGGTCTTTTTTCTTTTTATATGCTTCAATTCGTTCAAAGTTTTTTCTATGTCTTTCATATATTATATAGACTAGTGTAAAACCTACAACATAAACTATTAAACTAATAAATCCTAATATTAATCCTCCTGTAAATGTCATTTTAAAAATGGTGGCGATTTCTCGCCACCAAATGTATATCTTTCTTAAGCGTCAATAGAAGCTACTGTAGCTTTTGTAGGAGCTTTAGTGCTAGCATTGTCGTATTTAAAAGGTGTTCCGTATAAAGCCTGGATACCAGCAGCTATGATAGCTCTTGTAGGGTTACCCATTCTGTAAACGTGTTTACCTTTTTGTTTTGAACCGTAGATCATATAACCTTCAGCTCTTAAAGTATCAACCATAGCTCTTGGTGATTTTAAACCGAAAGTCGTATTTAAAGCTTTCCAAGATACTGATTGTCCTCTTTGTAATAGATTTAGAATTTTGTCTTTTTTAGACATTTTTTTTCTGCCTCTAGTTTCTGTTTTATTAGATTTTAAACCAAACATAATTTTCTCCTTTATCAATTGGTTAATAATACTATTTTACAACCTGTTAAGGCGATTCTCGTAAGAATTTTGTTAATCATCTAAATTATCTCCATCAAACATACCATTTAGATCATTTAATTCGTCTTTAAATTCGTTGCTTAAAGGCTTTTGATTTTTAGCTTTTATCTCTAAAACCTTTGTATAATCTATTTTAGCTGACTTTTCACCTCTTTTATTAATATTAATCTCTACAATTTTATCTGCTAGTTCTTGTGTAGGATGTTTCATATCAAAATCTCTATAGATTAAACCTCTAATCAAATCTACCACTAATGCTAAATCTTTTGTGAAATTATATCCGTCAGTTTTAACAGCAAGATCATATAGTTGTCTTAATAAGTTCATACTAATATCGTCAACAGCCGTTTCTACAAATTGTTTTGTTTGTTGAGCTTGTATCTTTTTAGCGGTCTTATCATCTTTTGGTGGACCTGCTGTTGATCGTTCAACAATACGGTTTGTTGGAAATGGTATGATTTTATTATCATCTGACACTATATAATCTCACCCTTAAAGTTTACTTTTCCCATATCAGCAAAAAACTCTACTAATTGATTATAACCACCAACTAGTTTACCATCAATTTTAATTTGTGGCATAGTTCTTACTTGTTTACCTATGTCTTCTAACATAGCTTGAGGAGAGTCAAACTCTTCCATCTTTTTTTCTGTATATTCATAACCTAAAGACTTAACCAAATGTTTAGCCTTATTACAAAATGTACAGTTTTGTTTACTGTATATTATTATTTCCATCATCTTTACCTATTAAGTTATCGTAAGCGATTTGAGCCTTCTCTTTTACATTATAAGCGTCAACAGCTTCAGCAATTGTGAAGTTATACATTTTATTGTATTCGCCCATTGGTAATCTTAAACCAATCCAACTTCTATAATAACCTTGTTTAGTTATAGTTACATCTTTAGCAAATATTTCATAACCTCTAACTGGTGTATCTTTAATTAAGTTTACAATCGTACTCTCAACTTCGGATACTGTAGTTTTTGTATGAGTCTTTCCCAATTCAGTAATGAATTGTTTGGAAGATTTATTCATTTCTCCTTTAATAATGTCAGCCATTTCTGCTTTAGCAATCATCATAGCTTTTTCAATTGATAATGCCAAGTCTGGCGATACGGCTGTACCAACACCAAAGATACACATTTTATCTTTGTCTTTACCAAAAGTAGGTGTATCACACGCTTTCTTATCTGAAAAGTCATTCATATACCATTTTGGCACTTGATTTAAAACTTTACCTTTTTCACTTTTCATCTTATATGTCGCTGAACAGTTAGCCACTAATAGGCCTGCTACAACAACTGTAAGTAGTTTTTTCATTTTATTCATAATTAATTAACCTCACTTTTTACATTATATACTAATTGTTGTAATTTGTCAAGTCCCATTGAAACATAGTCTAAAAACTCACTTCCAGACATTCCAGTTACTATAATTACAACAAGTGAGATTATGATTATATTCTTAATCATTTAACCTCCCATTCACCATCTATTTTTAAACACGTCTTTCCTGGTGTTTTAAAGACGTGGTTTGGCCGACTATAATATCGGCAATATTCTGGAGCTGATACATCACGGTAATAAAACTGAGCAAATAACTCCCAATAACCTGGTGTTTCTATGCCTTTTTTACCATCAGCACACTCCAAAATTTCTTCTTTGATTATCTCATCATCTTTTTGTTTGATAATCACTTTTATAAAACAATATTGACCATCAGTTTCTTCAGGTGATATTGATTTAATTTTACTATGTAATATTTTTTCACCTGAAAATGCTATATTTACAAGACCAGGTATTAAAAGTAAAACCAAAAATATTAAAAATAAAACTCTTTTCTTATTCATCTTTTTTCAATCCATTGTCCATCTGGTAACTGACACGCTGTACCAAATACTGCTTTTCTATTAGGACTACCAATCCCAATTAATGGCCATTGTTGAGTAATATCTACGGTAGCGTCATAATCTTTACACTTTAAAGGACCTTTCATATAAGAGCTACTTGTTTTAATTATACCACTATTGCCTGTTTTTGTATTGTACCAATTCGTATATGATTGTTTTGATGGACTTGTATTTAAATGATCTACAAATACCGCATTGTGTACATCATAATCAGATTTGTACATTATCTCAGCACCCGCAAAAGCACCTACTAAAGCACAAGCTCCAATAGCGTAAGGGTCATTTACTCCCATTTCAACACATACACCAGTTGTTGTAGCACCACCTAATGTAGCACCAACAGTTGATCTATTAGCGCTACAATTAGTTAACAACAAACAAACAACAAACAATAATAATGTTTTAGGCATATAATTTTTTAATTGTATCATTTACTTCGTAAAGTTTATCTTCAATTTCTTGTATTTTACCAGATGAACCGCTAAACTCATAAAGTTCTAATTGATCTGTAAGTTCTTTTTTTTCTTCTTCTAATTTTTTTATTTGTATATCTTTATCGCTCATACACCTTCCTCTAAAAATTTATCTGTATAGTTTTTTGGTAAATCATTGTCATCAAAAACGTTTTCATATTTTGATTTATCATTTGAAAGTAATAAACATTCTGATTGAATATCTGAAATCATATTATCTATTTCTTCATCAGATGCCTTCGGATTACCATATTTCATAGTCCGAAGTTTATCTGACATTTTTTTTAGATTATCAATCTTATCACAGAACTGACTAATTTTGTGAAGCATCGCCTTGTCCTGTTAAGTTTGAAAAGAAAGATTTAATCTTTGCCCAATTGGCAGCGTTCTGTTCTTTACCTTCTTCCCAACTTGATTTTTGATATTCTACTATCTTATTCTTTTCATTTTCAATCCAATTAGTAACTGGATTTGCTTTTGCCATAATAGTAGTCATTAAAACTAAAATGGTTATCATCATCATTGTTCTCATACTATATTTTCCTTCCCATTGTTTTAAAGTCCACAGCATCAACGATCATATATGGACCTTTGTTATACGCCACACTAATTGTTTTGCCTGTAGGTATTTGTGTGGAATAAACTCTTTTAGTTGTGGTACCTACAATTCTATCTGAAGTTGGAATGGATGGCCTACATTTATAATTTGGCATATCATAACCGTCAAATGATGTATAATCTGAATCAATATTGACGCCTAATGATCTACAATAATTATCGTAGTCTTTTCTAATCTTATCTAACTTCTCTTTTTTTGTCATTATTGAATAGTATCTACTTGTTCTTTTTTCTTATAGACTTTTTCACCTTTAGTCAAATCAAAATATTCAAGTTCTTCTTGTGCTTTCTTTTCAGCATAAGTCATATTAAATATTCTTTTATAAAAAGCGTCAATCGGTTTTGGAGCTGACCAATCATCTATCAAGTTTTGTAAATGATCTGTAGTTAAATTAAGATTACTGAAGTTTTTAGGGGCTTCAATCATATCTTCTTTAAGAGCTTTTAGATATTCTATTCTGTGTTTGTATGATTTCTTCATAGCATTTCTCTCATCTTTTTGAGTAGCCATCTTAAACTCTTTGTGTATCATTTCTTTTGTATAAAACATAATATATTCCTTTTGTTAGTTATTTGTATTAATAATATCATAAAACCATTGGATTGTCAAGCCTATAAAAATCATTGATTTTACTAGTTTTTTTACTCCTGGAACCGTCCAGGACACGCCAGGATTGGCGATTTGTAGCTTATGTGAGTAGTACATCATCTACTTTTTTCTACTTATGATTGAATCTAGTTTATCTTTAATATCAGCCATTAGCGAACCAAGTGTTAAACAAAGATACATATAAATTTTACCAGAAAAGGTAATTGCTGTGGCAAATATCAATATAATTAAAATCAATAATAACCATTCCATATTACTTACCCTCCGCTTCTAACTCTAATGAAGTATGAATATCTGATTGTGCTTTAGCCCACTCATCAAAAGCGTCAACTTCTTTTTGTAATTTATTTCTATAAGTAGTTAAAACTTGCTTAGCGTCATTCACTCTTCCGTCTTCAATCTGATTTAACGCTAAATCAATTATATCTATTGTAGCTAATGTGTCTATCATAGTTCTCCTATATTCCCAAGGCAGTTATTGTTTGTTCTTCGGTGGTCGGTATTGGTTTGCCTTGTTGTAACCAATCAACCATCATTTCAAAATAAAAGGCCTCATCTTCTTTACCGCTGGCCTCTAAAACTTTTTGTCCCATTTTAAAGAATTTTAAAACGGTCATATCTTTCATACCTGGTTCTATTGCTCTAACTACTTTACCTGGTCTTTGATTGCTCATCTATCACCTCCCTTAAAATCATCTAAATGGTTTAAATTAGCATATCTACCTGCCTCATTTATAGCATAGGCTAAAGTCTGTCTATGTTTCTTAACCGTTTTTTGATACAATTCTTTTGCCTCTTTATATGTCTTTACAATGGTCTTTGTACTTCTATCTAACGATCTCCACTCCATAATAGAATACTCTACAGCATTGTCTATAATAGATTGTTCCCACTCGTTAGGTTTATTGTTCATTAGCATATCCATCAATTATAATATCACCGTGATCTGGTTCATCTTCATCTTCTTGTATTAAAACTTTACCTATAAACTCGGTATCACCACTATCAGTATAATTGGCGTCTACCATAAAAGTTTCAACACCATTTTTATTAGTAGTTATTTCGTGGTTAATTTGTGAATGGTCTACACCACCGTCATCTAAAAACTTTTGATCGGCCTCGTCTTTATCTTTTGCCAATACTTCTTGTTCAACCACTAGTGTATAATATGTTTTCTTTCTATAGAGATTTTTACCTAAATCTTCTTTCATAGGGTAAACATTTGTATCTACTGTCATAATATAGTTCTCCTTTTACTTTTTACTGTCCTCACTACTCATCAATAAAACAATATAGTGTATTGCTTTTAATAAATCTTTACGGTTTTTACCGTCTTTCTTACCATATCGGCAAAGATACTTAATGGCATTTGCTTGGCAAAAATCTTTGTCAATATCAAGTTGTCTTAACATATCTTGTACCTGGAAACCGTCTTTAGTTGTACTATAGTGTTCACCATAAGTACCCTTAATGTAATCGTGTATTTCTTTTACTATTTTATCTTCGTTGTATTTCATTATTGTAAACCTCTTTCATTATATATTGGTACATATTTTTTTGTTTTTTTCAAATCAAAATCTTTTCTTAAAGATTGTCTATCCCATTTCTGACCGTAATCATTAAATAAGTTTTTATTACCGGCAGCTACATCTGGCCATACATCTTCATAAGTTTGATAGTATTGGTCTTCTTCAATTAATTCAATTCTAGTAGAATTAGCAAAGTTGGTTGCCGACTCACTATAATTCCAATCTAAAAACTTTATTAGTTTCATCTTTGTTTTTTGACTTTGAAATTTTTTTCTAAACTTTTCTGGTACATTTCTATACACAGTTTCATAGTGATAAAAGAAATCACCTTGATGTTCAGGATCCATATACTCTCTTAAATAACAAACGTTAAAAGTTTTATTCTTATTCATTATTGTAAACTCCAGTAAATTATTTCATCAATGTTTTCAGCGTCAATATTCAACATATTAATATTTTCAACATTTAATATTTCTTTTTTCGCTTTATCTTCATCAATATTACCAGACTTCATATGAGCTAGTATTTGATCTACTTTGTTTTCCGCTTCATCAGCGTAGTATTGTTTTACTTTTGACATAGTGTTTTCTCCTTTATTGTTTAACATATACTATTATAATATCATACCTGGCCTATAAGTCAAGCGTTATTTTATGTTGATTTTATTGATTTTTTGGTAGAACAATACCAGAACATTTGTAGGGAAGGGTGATTTTGGCCTATTTCCAGTTATTTTTGACCCAATTCTGGTCTGATTCGTAAAGAGTGTGTAAATTGTTCTACAACCTTTTTAGTGTTAAATACGTGTATCATTTAAATCAAGTCCTATTTTCATTATATAATAACTATCTACAATATCTGAAATAGGGTTACCCACCTTTTCTGTATCAAATATTTTTTTTAAATTAATCATAGTTTCTCTCTCAAATGCCTCATACATCATATCTTTATCAGCATTACCTTTTCCTGTAGCACCTTTTTTAATTACACTAGGTGGTAATACTTCATAGGGTAATTTTAATTGTTCTAATCTGTATTTTAAGATACCACCATTTTCAGCTATTTGAAATACACCTTGACCTTTTGATCCAAAAGAATAACCTTCTATGAAAATATTTAAGTTGTTTGAAACGTAACTTAATCTATTAAATGTGTTGATTGCCCAATTAGAAATTTGAGAAAATCTTTCTATAGGAGTTTTATATTCGCTGTGTTCCACACCCATAATATTTTTTGACATCTCACCTATATACTTTTTTTTATTTGTTAAATAATAAAAGTTTAATTTATCATTATGATTTACACAAATTGCAGGACTTGTTAAACTATAATCAATCCCAACTATCGTCTTCGGCTTCGTTTGACCAAACTTCTTCATCTTCTAGTTCCTCTACTTCGTGTCCACAAAAAGGACAAGTTAAAGGTTCTAAATCCTGTATTTCTATATCCCATTCTACAGTATATTTAGTTTCACAACCAGAACAAGTTTTTTGTCGTTTCTCTATCATTATAGTTTAAAAGATTTGAATTGGTCTTTTTTAACGTCCTGTTTAATACCACCAATGACGTATGATTCTATTTCTGTTTCTTGTGGAGCATTTTGTGTTGATCTACTATTCAACCAATGATCTGTCCAAGGTAATGGATTTGTTTTTTGGTCATAGGCAGGTGTTAATTGTATGGCCTTCATTCTTCTATTTGCCATATACTCAACAAACTGGTGTAATAATTTTTCTGATAAACCAATCATAGAACCTTTACTGAATAGATAAGTTGCCCAACGTTTCTCTTCCTGTACGGCCTCATCATACATTGTGTAAACTTCTTTTTCTGTTTCTTTTATAATCTTTAACATATCTTTATCATTTTCATAATCTTTCCAATTATTGATAATTCTTTGTGACATCGCCAAGTGTTGACTTTCATCTCTAGCAATAAAAGATATAATTTTTGCTGAGCCTTCTAGTTTCTTTAATTCGCCAAAGGCAAATGAACAAGCAAATGAAACATAAAATCTTAAACCCTCTAGTATATTTACAGATACCATAGCCAAATATAATTTCTTTTTAAGTTCATACATATCAACTTTTGATTTATCTATTGTCCATTGGTAACCCATTTGAATTAAATCATCATAGGTTTTTGTAACTGAATTTGCTCTCTTTTCAATCTTTTCATCTTGTATAATTGTATCAAATACTTCAGATGGATTAGAATATAAATTTTTAATAATGTATGTGTAACTTCTACTATGGATAGTTTCCATAAAATCCCAAGTTACAATAGCGCCTTCTAATTCTGGTAAAGATACAAATGGTAAAAAGGCCAAACACGGACCTCTACCTTGTACACTATCTAACATTGTTTGATATTTTAAATTAGATGTAAAGATAAACTTTTGTTCTTCTCTTAAATCAAGGTAATCGTTTCTATCTTTTTGTAAAGATACTTCTTCAGGTCTCCAAAAATAACCTAGTTGTTGCTGTGTTAACTTGTCAAACAAAGGATACTTCATATTGTCGTATCTTTGTATTTGTAAGTCATCACCAAAAAACATAGGTTGTTTTGTGAAGTCTAACTTTTTATCTTTATTTAATACTGATTTAGTCATAGTCCGTTTTATTTATCTCTTTATTAAATTGTACAAGAATCACAGTTTTCTGGATCCTCAATTTCTTCTACTGGTTTTTCTTCAGGCACATTATCGTGGAAACCAACTGGATGTGATGGCTCGTCTGTATCTTTCTTAGCGTCATATGTGTTCTGATAGTATGAAGTCTTCCAACCTAGTTTATAAGTTGTTAATAAGTCTTGTGCCATTACAGACACAGGTACTTGATTGTCTTCATAATGTTCAGGATTATATGACCAGTTACCTGATATTGCTTGGTCAAAATACTTTTGCATTATTGACACTACATTTATATATCCCTCGTTTGATTTCATATCCCATAATAAAGTATAATTGTTTTTTAATCTTTTATAATCTGGTACTACTTGTTTTAGAGGTCCTTTTTTAGACTTCTTAACTGACAAATAATCCCTAGGTGGTTCAATGCCGTTTGTAGCATTTGAAACCACACTAGAGGATTCTGATGGCATTTGAGCCGAAAGTGTGCTATGTCGGAGGCCTGACTCTTTTATTTCTTTCCTTAACCACTCCCAATCATACGTAAAGTTACGATTGTTTACAAGTTCATCTACGTCTTTTTTGTAAGTGTCTATAGGTAAGATACCATCGGAATATTTTGTTTTATTAAAATATTCACATTTGCCTTTTTCTTTTGCTACGGCATTTGAAGATTTTAACAGATAATATTGGAAAGCTTCTGATAGTTTATCAACTTGTCGCCAAGCTAATTTCTGGTCATACTTGTATCCTTTTTTAGCAAGATAATGAGCAAGACCAATATAACCTATGCCTAAACTTCTTCTTGCCTTTGTAGATATTTCAGCCGCCTTTACAGGATATTGTTGATGATCTATTATTTCATCTAAACTTCTAACGGCTAGATCACAAAGTTCTTCTAATTCATCTCTTTTGTTTATTTGACCTACATTAATTGCTGATAAAATACATAAAGCAATTTCACCATCACCGTCTATGTGTTGAATAGGGTCTGTAGGTAATGTAATCTCCTGACACAAGTTGGACATTCTAATTAAGTCTTTAAATGATGAGTGAGAATTACAATGGTCAATATTCATTATGTAAATACGGCCTGTTTCTGCTCTTTCTTTTAACATACTGAAAAATAATTCTTGTGCGTTTACTTTTCTTTTCTTAACGCTAATTTTTCTTTCTGCTGTTTTATATAATTCATCAAACTCTGGTGTACCCCAAGCTTCATATAGTTCAGGTACTTCGTGTGGTGAGAATAAAGTTATATCTTCACCATTAATAAATCTTTCGTAAAATATTTTTGATAATTGAATTGAGTAATCTAATTTTCTAACTCTATTATCTTCGGTACCTTTATTGTTTTTAAGTACAATGATGTCTTCTATTTCCGAGTGCCAGACCGGAAAGTGAACAGTTGCCGAACCGCCTCGTACTCCGTTTTGAGTACAGCACTTAACAGTTGCTTCAAATTTTTTAAGGAAAGGGATAACACCAGTGTGTTGTACTTCACCTCCTCTAATACGGCTGTTGATAGCTCGTATTCTTCCAGCGTTGATTCCAATTCCTGCTCTTTGGGCAACGTAACGGCCAATAGCCATATCACTGGAAAAGATACTAGGTAAAGTATCATCAACATCAACCAACACGCAAGAAGCGTACTGCCTAATAGGAGTCCGTACACCAGCCATAACGGGAGTAGGAATATTAATTTTAAAAGTTGAAATAGCGTCATAATATTTTTTAACATAAGTCATTCTCTTGTTTTTAGGATATTGAGCAAACACAGTAGCAGCAATAATCATATACATAAATTGTGGTGTTTCATAGATGTCGCCACTTGATCTATCTTGTACCAAATACTTGTCAATAACTTGTCTTAAACCAGCGTAAGTAAATGTGTAATCTCTTTCGTGGTTAATCCAGTTTTCCATTCTATCAAAATCTTTTTTATCGTACCAATCTAAAATTTGTTTATCATAAACTCCTTTTTCAACACACTTTTGTACGTGATTGTAAATATGAGGGTGATCCCACAATTTATCTATTACAGTTTTTCTTAATGAGTATAATAATAATCTAGCCGCTACATATTGATAGTTTGGATTTTCTAATGATATTAAATCGGCAGCCGACTTAATTAGTATTTGTTGAATTTCATCTGTGGTCATTCCATCGTAGAATTGTAAACCACTTGTCATCTCAACCTGAGATGATGATACGCCTTTAATATCTTCTACAGCGTATTCTACCATATCGTGTATCTTATCAATGTTTAAAGGTTCTTTGCCTCTTGTTCCACGTTTTACTACATTTATTTCTTGTTTATCTACCATTCGTCCCCCTTAAACTTTTTTCCAATAATTTAACTTTGTCATAGCACTTAACTTTGAATAAGTGTTACTACTTATAATTTCTTTTAATTGATTGATTGATACACCTGATTTTATAATATCGTTTACATCTTTTAGTTGAATATCATCTGGCCATATCACCAGATTAAAATTCTGTTCTATCACTTTGTACATTCTATTTACAATTTCTTTATTTCTAGGTTCGTTATCAAATATATATGTTACTTGATCGTTTGGAATTTTATTTTTTAATATTAAATCTGCTCCAGCAGCAGCAAGGCAATTATCAATAAAAAGACTATCAAGTGGACCTTCTGTGATGAAGATAGGTCTTTGAAAAGAAACTCTTTCAAGGCCATAAACTTTTTGTTTTTTTTCATCTAATTTTACCGTTAAATATTTTGGTTGTTCTTTTCCAAAAGCACGACCTTGAAAAGCAAAAAACTTTCCTGTCGTATCATAAAAAGGTATTATTAAACGTGGATGATCTTTAATAACTTTGTAAGTATTTGGTTTTACTTTGTTAACTAAAGTCATAAACTTATCAGTTAAATATAATATATCAAAATACGTTTCAGGTATTTTTCTATTCACACAATATAATCTAGCTGGGTGATCTTTTTCTAAATCACTTATCTTTTTCAATTTGTCCAGAATTGTTGTATCTTTAAACTTTACAGGTTCAAATTCAAACTCTGGTTTCGGTGTCGCTGGTGCCGATTTTTTATATCTCTCTAAAAGGTATTGTTCATACATTTTAGGGTCAATATGTTTAATAAAATTGGCCAGATTTTGGCCTTGTCCACAATTATGACATTTAAAGAACATATCATTTTTAACTCTATAAAAATATGCTCTTGCTTTTGTCTTGGACTTTTTAGAATCACCACAATGTGGACATCTAAAGTTAAATAGATAGTCAGTTTTCTTTTTAAACTGGCCTAATCTACTTGAAATATTATTAATAAATTTTAGATCAATATAACTTGACATAACACAAAGACTAATATACTATATATCAGTCAAAAAGTCAAGTCTAGGATACTATATTCATCATATTAATAATGTGTATAAAGTTCTTGGAAAGTACCCATCCAACGACTATGGAACCGCCTACAATTAGCCATTTCCACTTTTCTAGTATACCTACTCGTCCACCAATATCGTTCTTTAATGACTTAATTTCAACTAATAGTCGTTTTTCAACTTGGTCTAACTCTCTGGCTAGGTCTCTATAAACATTATCTATTTCGTTAGCTCTTTCTTTTAACTTATCAAATATAACTTCGTCTATTTGTTCTTGTCTTTGGATTTTTTCTTCGTGGACGGCTAGCATTTGTTTGATGGATGTAGATACATCTGTTAATTTATCAATAGCCGTATCTAAACGAGTATTGATAGAGTTAACACTCTCAATATCTTTTCTTAAAGATTCTAATTGAATCCTAATATCTGTTTCTACATTTTGTGACATAGTGTCCTATTTATAGAGGAATAGTGTAAGTTTAATGTTTCCCTATGGGGCGTACTCCGATATAGAGTCTTTGTACTATGTTAACTTACCAATATTCCTTTTAAGTATTTATTTTTATGCTGACTTTAACATTGATCTTAAATACTGTAATCTTCTTTCTTTAAATAACTTAATTAAAGTCTTTTTTCTCCTACGTAACTTTTGTTTCTTAATTTTGAGCCAATGTAAATTGAGTAAATATAATTTTCTTTTTTTATCATTTCTTATTATCCTTTTTGCTATTAGTCTTAACTTTCTTTTTTGAAGTAAGGTCATAGTTCTCCATTAAGTTTGTTACTGGTTTATAAATGGTTACTAACTCATCTTTACCCTTAACCTTAATTTTATCTAACTCTATTGACTTAATATTTTTGAGTTGCTCTTTTGTATAAGAAGAATAAATCAAAGGTGTAACCTTTCCATTTTCATCTTTATAATTTCTTGTAGCAGCTTCAAGTCTAGCTGCCAAGTTTACAGCGTCACCTACAACAGAATAATCTAATCGGTTTTCACTACCCATATTACCTACAATACAAGTTCCTGTGTTTACACCTGAACCTATGTTTATATCAGGAAGACCTTTCTCCCTAAATTCTTTTTTTAACTTTTCAGTTTCTTCAGCACATTCTATACCTGTCTTTACAGCCATCTCGGCGTGATTAGGACAATCTAATGGTGCGTTCCAAAATGCCATAATACAATCACCCATATACTTGTCAATCGTACCACCATTTCTTAAAACAATTTGACTCATACGATTTAGATAATCATTGATTACAGCAACTAGTCCTTCAGGATCATCTTTGTTTTTATAGTATTCAGAAATAGGAGTAAAGCCTACAATGTCCATAAACAAGAAAGACATTTCTTTTCTATCACCACCAAGTTTTAACTTTTCAGGATTCTTTACAAGTATAGCAACTTGTCTTGGATCCAAATACTTCTCAAACTGTTTTCGTATTTGTTGTTTTAATTTAAACTCTAAAATAAATCTATTAAAGACACTATGAAATCCTACAATTGTAATTGTTATAATAATCCAACTTACATCTACAAGCATTAAATGTTTTGTAAAGAAATAATGACTTAAATAAACAGCAATTATATACCAAGATAATAGTTTTAAACCTATCACCCAATAAGGCATAAATCTTGTAATAAGAATTAACGCAAGACCTAATATAAATGATACTCCTAATTCAGATATAAAACTTATATCAACTCTTGTAATATTCTTACCATCTAATACAGTTGATAGTGTTGAAGCAGTTAACTCGTAAGCATATCTTTCTCCAACTGGTGTCGCAATTATTCCACCAAGTCCTTCAGCATTCATTCCTATAATAACTGTTTTATTATTAAATTTAACTTCAGTTGTTTCTAAATCAGCAATAGATGTAGTTACATATTCTTTGTTCCATCTTAACCAGATACGAGCATTAGCGTCTGTTTCTATTGTATCAAAACCAGGTACTCTCATAGCGATAATACCACCTTCACCTGTTTTAACTTGATAACTAGGTGCGCCTGTAGCAACTCTTATTACTTCTATTGCCATTGCTGGGTATATCTCATCACCTATTCTCATTAACAATGGTATTCTTCTTACAACACCATCTACTTCAGGTGCTGTGTTTGTCACACCCACACCATCAGCGTATTCACCAAACTCTTTAACAGGACCTAACATTCCTCCCCATTCAAATAACCAAGGTAGTGGGTCACCTATTTTAGCAACACCTCTTGGTACAGCATTCTTATTAATTTGATTTGTTCCTGTTTGTGCTATAACTACACCATTTTGATAGATTGTATTAATAAAATCTTCATCACCACCTAGTCTATCATATTCTGAAAACAGTATAGGTATGACTATAATACCAGCACCTTTTTCTCTTAATTGATTTACTACATCAGCAAGTACATCTCTTTTCCAAGGCCATTGTCCATACTTCTCTATGGCCTTTTCATCTATACTTACAACGTGTATGTCTTGTGAAATTTCTTTTGGTTCTGATTGTAATAATAAATCAAAACCTTTTAGTCTTAATATCTCTTTAACTTGTGGGTCTTTTAAACCTATAAATGTAATAACAAATAATGTTACAAATGCTATTGTCCAATGTGTTAATATTTTCTTCATTAATTTTGAGTTACGCTTGTTGTACCACAACCAGATACATTAGCACAAGTTTGTTCTAATACATAATTTTGGTCAGTTGATGAATTTTGGTCTAGTGAAAGTCCAGCTGAATAACCACCCATATCAATAGTAGCAGCGTGGTCACCTGTACCTTGTTGAGTTACACTTACAGTTTGATTTGAACCTACAGTAATATCTAAAAAATGTTGACCTGAATCTTTTTGGTCAGTTGTTATAGTATTATCAGAACCGTTGACATCTATGAATAACATTTTGTCGGTTTCTCTTTGTGTTGATGTAATTGTATTATCATTACCAGAAATATTTATGTCAGCGAATTGACCTGAACCAAAACCTGTGTCGTATTGTGTCAATGATGTACTATTATAATTACCTGTTACATCTACAATTGCTCTATGACCACCTGTGTCATTTACATTGTCGCCTTGTGATACCGTTAAATCATTATGGTCACCATTTACACCAAATAGTAAAACATTGTTATCACTCTTTTGTGATAGATTTACTGTATTGTAATCACCACTTATGTTAGCGTCTGTTATTGTACTTGATGTTGTACTTGTACCAGCAATTAAATTATCGTCACCGTCTTGTACTACATCTAAATCTAAATTAGTTCCAGCTTGGTCAATGTAAATAGCATTACCTGAATTGGTAATATTTCTTGTTGTTGTTCTTAAACTTGTTTGTGTTGAAGTAGCAGCTGAAGTAGGTGTTGGTTCTGTTAAAGAATATGTTGAAGCAGGAACAATCGCAACTGAACCTGTTTGGTCCCAATATAACTTAACGGCGGCACCTCCACCGTTTTCATACCACCACATATCAATATAATAAGTTTGTCCACCTGTGAGTGTTTGGTCTGTTGAAACATAGTTCCAAGTACCAGCACCTTGCTCTTGCCAATCGTTAATGACAACTGTATCATCTAATTTCATATACACACCATCATCAGCATATAGATAGAACTGTATGTCCTGTGAACCTGTGTCTGGTATGGTGATGTAACCATACATATGTACAATAACCCTTTCGTTTCTACCAGAGTCTAATACATAACCACTTCCCCAATTGTAATCTATACTTGATATTGTACCTGAACTTAATTTTGTGGGATATGTTAAACTACCACCATTACCTGGAAAACTTGGCGTGGCACCTGTACCAGCGTAAGTGTCGTAATATAAATCTGCTTTTACTTTATCTACTATAGAAAAGAATACCATCCAGATAAACAAATAGATAACAAACTTTTTTAAAATTTTATAAAACATATTATTTTTGATAGATGTCTATATTGTTTAAACTACCATCTCCTATTATGTAATCTCTTGTTACAAAATCACCTTGTGTTAAATTGATAATATACTCACTTGATTTACTTAATCGTAATCTAACAAAATTGTTAGTGTCTTCTCGTCTAAACTCCCAAAATGTTCCATTGTCAATTATAATAATACCTGTTTCTGTATCTTGTCCTGTCTTTTGTTTCTTCTTAACAAATACATCTGTCAACTGACTTAAAAAACTTTCTGCTAATACTTTATTGATAGCGTCTAATACATCAGATAAAAAGTCTTGTGCCAAATAATCAACATCTAATTCTTCAAAGTTATCATCATCTTTTGTTGATAGTAAATCTTCATTTAAAATATCTATTTCTAAAAAGTCTATATCTAAAACATCAGCAACTGCTTTTCTTTCATTAGCATTTTCTTCAGTATTTAAATTTTTAGGTGGAGATAAAATGAGAAGATTAGAAATCATACTTTCATTTACATCAACCAAGATAGGTTTAAATGGTTTACTTTCAGGCGCCTCTACTCTTGTAGCTTGAAAGGCCTGATTCATAATCACTTGGCCTGCGTCTGATATAACTTCAATTTCTCCTACATAACATAGTCCTGTTGTATCACAACTTGGTAACAATAAGATTGTAGAACCACCTAACTCATCTATAATCATAGCAAAGTCTGTACCTCTAACAGCAATTGTGGCAGTTGGTGTGGATATTTTTACATTCTGCTTACTGTTCTTTGCTATTTGACCACTCGCATAACGAACACTTCCTAAACTTGCTTTTAAACTTAAAGCACCTGTGTTTGTATTGGGGTCGTAAACAAATTCATCAATGACTAATTTGGAGTGTTCAGTCAATTCAACTTTAGTATCATCAACAAACGTAATACCTGTTCTACCTTGTCCAGTAGAAACTTCGTCCATTGAAAACACATCAGTTTCTAAATTGGTTTCAACCTTATCGCCAGTTGTCCTTTTGATAAGGCCTGAACCTTTATGTTCACTTACTTTACCAATATTGGCAAAAGCAGTGTTAGAAGTTATTATCAATAAAATTATAAAACTCAATATTCGCATATACTAATATCCCTATAATTAATAATAAGTTTATTGTTCCAAAGTCCATTTTTATCGTTAATCAGATTGTGTAATATCTACGTCTTGGCTATCACCATTAAATGTAGCGTCAACTTTATTATCATAGATACCAGATTGTGTTACTGTGTATGTACTACCACCGCCTGTGATGTTTAAAGTAATACTATGACCTAAACTATCACCGTTTCCAGTTTGAGTTAAGTCTAGTTGGTTACCCTCATCTGAATTAGCACTTGTTGTTGCTAATGAAGCGGAGTTATTCATTGTTACAGTAATGTCTGAATTTGTACCATCTACATCTGTGTTGATAACTGAATTATCACCTGTTACTGTAAAAGCAATTGTAGCATTTTCAGCATCACCAGTTTCACCAATGTTAATTGTGTAAGCGTTACTATCACCTGTTGTTGTGATATTTAAAGTTACAGTTTCACAATTTCCGTTTGCTGAACTATCACAAAGTAAGTCAACTGTGTTTGAGTTACCTGTAAACGCCCAAGTACCAGTGTATGTATTTCCTTGTATGTCTGCTGTGATTTCGTTAGTGTTACCTGTTTGAGTAATACTAAACGTCATATTATCACCATCAAAATCAGCGTCAACTAAAGATGTACCAATTTTGTTGTTTTGACCATCTTGCACTATATCTAAATCTAAGCTATCACCAACTTGGTCTATATAAATATCATTAGCATAAACGTTAACACCAAACAATAATGTAAATAATATAATTGTTAGTTTATTTAACATTTACTTTATCTCCTTGTTTAAACTTCCAAAGGTTTTTTGCTTCACCTTTTAATATCATTTCGACTACGGCCTGTTCTATTGCTGCTCTTACAGCATAATTAACAGGTTCATTTACCGTTGTTCCTGATTCAATCTCTACTGCTCTTGTACCCATATCTAAAAACTTAAACACATCACCGCCTTGAGAAACTGATAAAATTTGTTTTTCAACTGCTACTGAAAGTAATACTTCTCCTGTGGATACACTTACTACTCTCATTGAAACAGTTACATTATCTACTCTATATTGAGTTTGTAATCCTATTCCCAAATATCTAGCACCAGCACCGCCAGTTGCTACATTTGAATCATAACCAACTACAGCACCCTCAACAATTAAACCAGCAAACAATAAAGGTTTTAATCTTTTATTTTTTTCTTCTTCGTATTGTTCTCTGGTAGAACGAATTAACTGTCGTTCTTTGATTAGATTATCTAATCCAATTCTTTCTACTACTTTAAACCAACTACTATTACCAACTTCTTGTAATGCCTGTATCACCCAAACTTCAGCACCTTGTGTAACTGCTGAACTTAATTGAGAAAACTTTTGACTTGGTTTTCTTTGACCTGTCTTATCTGAAAATGAATAGACAGCAATTGTAATCTGTGGACCATCTAAAGGTTTTATCTCTTTAAACTTCTTTTGTAAAGGAGAGATAGACAGTTTAGGGTCTTCATATTTTGGTACAGTAGCACAACCGTTTAAGAAAACAGCTATTAACGCCACCGTTAAAAATTTTAACATTAGAAACCGAAATCTCCAATCGGTACTGTTAATGTTGTTATGGTGCCGTCAGCTTCCGTTATGGTAATAGCAATCGTACCTAAGTCACTATCTTTATTCCAAACAATTGTAGCACCCTCTATCTCAGCCGTACCAGATGTTTGTCCAGTATCACTAAACATATTGTCAACTAATTGTTTTGATATGTTAGCGTAAATTCTACTTTCAACGTTAGCAATAAAACGATTGATTGTCTTATTGTCTTCGTCACGTTTAGCCTGCCTTTCAGCGGCTTCTTTGTCTTCTTTTATCTTTTGCTCTCTTTGGTGTTCAAGTTGTTGTATTGATAACACGTGATTTGAGTAACCATTTCCACTAAAGGATGGGTTCTTAAATTCTTGTGTCAATTCACTTGACTGTAATGATGTGGATAATAGTAAAAGTCCAAAGAAAACACTATATTTTATAAGTGTTTTCATACTACTATTTATAAGAATTAGTCTTTGTTTTTCTTATCTTGTTCTTCTCTTAATGTCAAAATAGTGTTCAATTTAGATTTAATTCTAATCAAATCATTATCTAATCTTCTTATCTTGTCTAAAAGAGCAATTAAGGCTTTATTTGCTTCACCTAGTTTACTTGTAACTTCTTGTGTGATATAGGTATAGATAAAAAATATAAACCAGCCCATACCAATAGCGGCCAAGGTAGCAAATCCATATTGATTTAATATTTCTAATACAGTCATTAATCTCGTCTAGCGTCTTTTTTACCGTCAGCTCTTGCTATTCTATCTAAATCTGGTTTTAAGTGTAATGAGTGTGAAATTAAAGTATCAATGTGTATTAAATCATTGTTCATTGTTTCAATTCTATTTTCTAAACCCATAATAATACCGTGTAAACCTTTGACTGAACCAACTACACCTGCTAAAATATATTTTAAAATAATATAAATGAATACACCCATTGTGACAGCGGCCGCAACTGGTAATCCAAATTGTGTTAGTATATCAAAAAACATTATACTCTTTTTCTATTTCTTAAATGAGCTGCTTCAACAAGTTTTTTGTTTTGACCATAGTAAGCAACAGCGTGACCTACTTTAACCATTTCTGAATTAACAGATTTGCCATCACACCATACATCTCCAAGTATTCTACCAAACTTACCTGTTTCTGAATTTTTGTATGTTTTAATTGTAATCTTTTTTGCTTTTTTTAATTTTTCTTGTAAAAACTTTTTAGACTTTAAACCATAAATTTTTTCTACTTTATCTCTTGTTCTACTTTCTGGTGTGTCTATACCAAATAGTCTAACTCTTTGAGCAAACAAAATGTCAAACCCCATATCTAATATAACATCTATTGTATCTCCATCTACAACTTTTGTAACTCTTTTTACTCTATAACTAAAGTCAGTTTTATCACCTAGTTTCGCCATCATTATCTCCTTCGTAGTATTTTTTATACTTGTCAAGTATATCGTTTGTAATTTTTAATTGATTTCTTATTTGAGCAAAGTTTTTTGCTATCAATTGATAGTCATTATCTGTAAGGCCAAATAAGACAGGATCAAGGCCTTGTTCTTCCATCTTTTTAAATACTTCATCAGCGTTTTCAGATGTAATAATAATCCACTTAATTTGTTCTAATTGTAGAGGTGTAGGTTTCTCTAAATTTAGTTCCTGTCTTTTGACTTCTTCTTTAAATATACTTAACTTCTTAACACCTGAGCAGTTAGTAAGGAATATACTTAGGATTAGCAATACTAGGACATTCAGGATTGATTTCTGACTTCTTTGTAGCATTCTTTTCTTCTTCCGTTAATGGTGAACCACTAGCGATTTCAATACATCTTTTAGCGTTTTCACTACCTTTGTTTATAATTCTTTCTATGACCTTTGTTCTTTCAATGGCCAGTTTACCAATATCTCTTTCTTTCTTATTAAATCTTTTATCTAAATCATCTAAGTCTTTTTTGAGATTATTGACTAATTCATTTATCTTTTTATTTGCTTCTAATATTTCAGCAAAGTCTTTCTTTTGATTTTCAATAACTTGTTTCTGTTCTGATATGGCAGATTCTAATTTAACTGCGTTTTCTTTTAGAATAATGTTATCTCTTTGTAACTTCATAACATAAGCACCAGCGCCTATGACGGCGCTGATGAGTAGTCCAATAAAAAATAATCTAAAACTTAACATAGTTTAGTCTTTCTTCCAGATAGCCCACAGACCCCAAGCGATTGAAGCCCAAGCGGCCATTTTAGCAATAGGACTTGCAAATAAAATTATAAGACCCATAGCTATTAAAGCACCACCGTGTAATGATGATAACTCTTTCATTCTAGCTTTTAACCATTCCATATTAGTTTCTCCTTTGTTACTTTATTTGTTCGTTTCTTTTTCTATGACCATTCCAAGCTACAAAGCCACCTAGTCTTAATGACCAATAAGCAAGGTAATTCATAAAATAGAAACCGTTTACTTCTATGTTTATATCTCTAAAGATTTGATCTGCTCTTTTTTGATTTACTAATAGAAGTGAACCCGATTTATCTGCTGGTTTACAAGCAGCATACTTGTACATATAATCGTGTACAAGACCGCCAATTAATAACACACCAACTGGTGAAAAAAACGTTCTTAAAAATTTTGGTATACTTGCACCATCAAATTGAAAACCTTTTGGTATTACATACTCAGTACCATTTATATTGTATCTCCAATTCTTTGTTAGTTCCCAATTTCTTGTTGACATTAACCACATAATAATACCTTTCCAAAATCCTTTTCCTTTGGTAGCAATTCTTACTGGTTGTAAATGTGGTAGTTCTTCGTATGAAAACTTTAAATTAGATTTTCTTTTATCTAATAAGTTTATAATAAATCCTATGATAACACATAATATTAATAATGACCACTGCCAAAATTTCATTGCTAAAGCTATTAATAGTTCCATATTAGTCCTTCTTTTTGTTAGTATCTATAAATGATTGATATATTCTATGAGCGGCACCTAAATCTTTTTTCTTTTTAGGGTCTTTTGCTCTTTCACTAGCAACTTTCGCTCTTTGTGACATTGCGATAGCCGCTTGAATTTTGTGTGCGTGTGATTTACCAGAGTTCTTTATTTTGTTTACAGATGTTCTTGCCGTTTCAGCGTCTGTAAAACCTAAACCGTGTATTGTGCCTTTTGGATTTTCATCTGTATATAAATCTGAATGTTTATCTGAACCAGCTTTCTGTCCTGGTTTTCTTGGTATTCTATTTGTGTCTTCTCTAATACCTAATCTTTTTTGTACTCTTTCAATTTCTTTTTTAATTTGTTTTTGTTTTTCAGAACCTGGCATAACTGACATAGCCTGTCTTACAAGTTTCATATACAAAGCTTTATCTTTTAAATCATATTCTTTATTAGCTGTTATAAATGGCCTCATTGTGCCAGCGGCCTGTGATGTATAATTGGCATTTAAACCAACACCTCTACTATCTTTACCTGCTTGGCCTTTTGGTGGTGTATCACCTAAACTAACCATTGGAGATATATTATCTACATAACCAATTCTATAACCACCCATATAACTAATATATTCTTTTAATGTTTTAATTTTCATATGTGTACCCATATCTTATATACATTTCATCTTTCCAGTCTTCATTGTATTCACACTCTTGGAAAGAACCAGCGTTAGGCATTATATTTGTCCTTAAAAGTTTTGTATTCTTTTTTTTCTTCTATTTTAATTTCAGTTTTACCATAAATCTTTTCATCTATTTTAGTATCAACTCTATCAAGGCCATCTAATACTTGTTTTAAAAGTACATTATTATTATCGTTATTTTCTTTGACCATTTGACTTATCTTTTTAGATATTTTTTCTTGTTCATCACCTTGTTCTTTTTTTCTACGTATCATATGAGGAGATTGTGATACAGCAGCATTAGGAGCCAAGTCAACACCACCACCTGCAACTGAATTTGCTGGAGCGTCTTCTTCCATTCTACTTACTATGTCTTGTGCTATTTCTTTAAAACTTTTCATATTCGTCCTCCGAATAAAGTTGTCCATCTTTTTCATACACATCAATACCAAAACAAGTCATTAATGGTTCTGTTTCATAGATAGGTTTAACTTCGCCTTGTTCTGTTAATAGTTGCTCGTATTGATTTGTTTCTTTTAAATAAGTAATAACGGCACTTTCAATAAGTGTCTTATGTGGTTCATACTCTTTTTTTTCTTTTAAAAGTAATGCTAGAGCAACAGCAAAAGAACCTAATTTACTACCTAAACCTACTTTTTTAAGTATTCTTTTTAAATTAAAAACAAATCTATGTAAATAAGTATAGGCTTTTTTTTCATTTTCAGTTTTTAATTCTTTATTTTTCTTTAATACATTACCGTCTTTATCAATTATACCTTGTTTAAACGCCTCTTGTCTTTCAAAAGGTGTTACAAGTAATTTGATAACTCGATAAGTTATTAATGTATCAACTAATCTACTAGCCATTTAATTCCTTATTTAAAAGTTCATCTATTTGTTTATCTGTATTTACATTATGTAATTCGTGTGGATACAGATAGTTCAAATTATTAAGTATAGATTTTAAATAAGGCCAATAAACTCTATCTATTTTAAACAATAATAAAGTTACTGCTGCCTCAACTCCAAAAACATTTGCTAAGACTATTACGTGATTAACTGCTAGTCTTACTTTAATTTTTTTGGTTATCTTATACTTACGAAATAACCTTTTAAGATATTTAAACCGTTTAATATCATCATAAAATTCCTGTTCCTTTTGTAAGGTAGGATTATCATAATTTTGTTGTGCAAATAACAGCCAATTATCTTTGGTTATCTCTTTGAACATTGACTACACTAATTTAGCGTAGACCTTAGATGTTCCGTTTTTAAGTGTTTCGTAACTAACTTCTAGTTTTAAACCACTTTCTTTTCTATGAGATATACCATCATCATTAATATCGGATCCATCGGTATCTTTACCAAATCTCCCACCAAATTGTTTCACTTCAGCAGTTACTTTACCATTATCACCGTTTAAATCAACTGGCGATACTGTTAAACCTATTCTATGTAATTTCTCTCTAAGTTCATCTACAGCGTGTTGAGGTTTAATAAACTCTCTTTCTGCAATTGAACCCACGAAAGCATTTACTCTTTTAAGTACGTCAGCGTTTTCTATGTTATGAACACCAATAGAGCCATCTTCAACTGAATTAGATGTAGTAACTCCAACGCCCAACGGTGACATACCTTCTTTTACGTGTTGTTTAAAAGTTTTCATTGTTCTCCTCTACTTATATTTGTCTGATACCTTTTTTTGTCCATCTGAACGAGGTATCAATCCTTTTGCTTTTAGATGTGCCTTATCTGTAAAACCTGCCTTACCTGCCTTATAACGTTTCATTGCGTCAGCAGTATTAGGTGGTGTTTCACCCAGCAAGTCTTCTTCAAAGTCTTTTAGTTCTTCTTCTTTTACAAAAGATTTAAACTTTTTTACCATCTTTGTTTTCCCTACTTAACTTTAATAATTTTTCAGTTTGTTGAATAGCACCGTAAAGAGCATTTAAATTATTTCTCATACCTATAACTTCTTTTTCAATGCTTTCAATTTGTTTTTTTGTTTTATCAAAATCAGATTTTAAAGTTGTTAATTCTTCTTGTAATATTTTTTCATCAATTGCCATAATATCTCCTCAAATTAAGCGACTACTTGTCCGTTACCGCCAATTACATTCCAGTTACTATCTTTAAAAAATAAAATCACACTTCTACCTGGTGCGTCTATGTTTACAGTTGTACCTGAAACAAAATTATCAGGTGTAATTGTTACTGCGTTTGAACCTGAAGTTGATTTATTAATAATAATTTTAACTTGACCATCAGCGCCGTCACCTACTGTTACTGGAGCTGCACCTGAAGTTGCGTTAACTAAAGTTGTACTTTCAGTAAGTGTTACTGCTGTTGATGTTGAACCATCACCAGTAATTGTTTGAGCAGTATCTTTTAATCCTATCCAAGATGGAATATTATTAAAGACATCTTCTGCTGTTATTTTTTTGTTGATTGGTGTACCTGACGGATCGTCAACTACGTGAAACAAGTCTGCACTTGCTAATGCGTTACCTAGATCGGTCAACGCCGTTATTTTTTTGTCTGCCATTTTTTTCTCCTGTTAACCCTTTCGGGAATGCTACTCTAGGTATTTGCCTAGATCAATTTGTTCATATAGTATATATAAGGGCACTTTGAGCGCCCTTATATGAT